TAACACTTTTCGCGACATTTTATCCAGCAATTGGTAATGTGTCGGTGGCGCAGACGGTAGGCAAAGCATCTTATTTTACTCTCAATGTTCAGACTTACGCTGAATATGAAGACGCTTAAGCGCAAGGATCTAAGCGCGAAGCGCGTGACCCGAAGCGCGGGATTACTAAAAATCTATAAAAAAGTTATAATGTCGGATTACGATAAAATCCCAAATTATATCTTATACATTTCAACATGTTGGAGCGTAGCGACCCCTGTATCTCAATTTTATTCATCGTGAATTAAAATAGTTCCAATAGTTCCAATAGTTTCAAATTTAGTGTTACAGAACTTTAGTTCGCCATTTGAAACTTGCCAGAATTTCCATCGGTCTTTAGACAGGAAATTTACATCTGGTTCAGTATTCATAAATACCCAGATGTTCGGACAATCAAAATATTCTTCTCTAAATCCGTAACGGTCATCGTAAGCATAACCGTTCTTGATTGTTTCGATTGCGCTCCAAAATGAAGCACAAGCAACGCGATTCATGGAGCGAGGAAAATCTACTAAATATAACTTAGACTTAGGCGTGTCCATAACCATTCGCATATAGTCCTTATAACTTTCCATCATAGGTAGAGAACGCGCCAGACCGCGTGCTCCAGCGTATGTACTTAATGTTGATTTACCAATGTTGCCGTTAGGGCATATAATACAATTTATCGTTCGTGTGTCCCAGTTATTTCTGTCTTCCAAGATTTGGACTTGCCACGGATATAAAGTGATATTTCTTACTTGTTTCGGGATATAGAGGTCTTTATCAGACCACGGACCAGCGGTTCGTGTGTCTTCTTTAACACAATAAAAATCATTATCTTCGTTCTCATTAGAGGTCGGAGACCAATGCTCACTATATCCCAACACAGGACCTTTTCGGGCTTTAACTTTAAGTGATATGCGACCTTGATAATGCTCGTATCCACTTATTCCTTTTTCTTTCTGAAAAACCCATTTTTTACAATAAATTTTAAGCTTGTCCTTAAGAATTTCAATATCATTGACCTTATCAGCTGGTATTGTAAAGTCCCATACGCAGATATTACTTCGTTGCGCCATTTCATTTATAATATATAAATAGAAAATAATTTTTAAATTAAAACGCGTTTTATTTTTAAAAAAAAAATCTTTTGTAATAATAATATAAAAAAGATGCCAGGCCAGATGTTTAGAAATGCTAAACTTTATAAGAAATCGGCCGCTAAGTCGCCGCGTGCTAAGAAGGTGACGTCAGCTCGCAGAACCAGACCAACTTTGGTTCAGAGAGTACAACGTATTATTTCCCAAAATGTCGAGAATAAATTCACTGATTCGCGGACAAGAATAGACCCAGTTATGTATTTACGCGATGGCGGAACAGACCCTAACTTCTTTGAATATTATCTCTGGGCACCAGGGAGCAATTCACTCGGTTCGCAAATACTTGATATTGCGCAAGGCACGAAGCAGAACGAGAGAGTTGGAAATACAATTAAATTGAAACGGTGGATTATCAAGGGATTAATCCAACCGTCTGTAGAAGGATACAACGACGTAACAGCGCCTTTGGCAAACACTTTTTGTGGTTATGTCGAAGTCTTTTTCGGAAGATTATTGAATAATGCTTCCGCTATAACAAACCAGCTTGATGATTTATATCAGGCTGGCGCAGGAGCAATTACACCAAATGCGACGGCAGCTACAATTCTATATCCTATCAATAAAGATAAATATAAGATTTATTGGAGGAAACGTTTTAAGATGGGTAATTTAATACCTTACGCAACGACCTCAACGGGGGAGAATCAGACTAACAACGACTTTAGCATGACCCGAACATTCGGGTTCGATGTCTGTAAATATATTCTTAAGAATAAACATATCAAATATGAGGATGGTGATACTAATCCGAACGATGATATGGTCGAAAATTTAACACTTTTCGCGACATTTTATCCAGCAATTGGTAATGTGTCGGTGGCGCAGACGGTAGGCAAAGCATCTTATTTTACTCTCAATGTTCAGACTTACGCTGAATATGAAGACGCTTAAGC